CGCTGGAGCCTCACACCCGGGCCGAACGTGGTCCCCGGGTCAGTCGCCAAGCTGCGAATGGTATTATGGAGCTGATTGCGGCAAACTTACGGGCAAAGTGGGGGAGTATTATGAAAATCAACATGGTATCCCGTGAATGGCCGCCAATCATCCAGGGTGAGAAGCCGTCCTATAATCTCCCAACCGTCACCATCTCTCCGAACTTCCGCGGCATCGGAGCTAATCTCTAATGACTAAAATCGTCCAGACCCTCACCCTCAAGGATGAAGCCACCCCGGCACTTGAGGACATCGGGCAGGCTGCAGTTCAGGCGGCAGCCGAACTTGACAAGACCACCATAGCACTTGGTAAGACAGCCAAGGGTGAAGCCGCTGTCGGCAAGGCCGGCAAGAAGGCTGCCGAAGGTTTCCGGTCAGCTTCTGAAGGTTCGGTTATCTTCACCAAGCAACTGGACCGCAATACCCGCGCTTACAAGCGACTGCTCCACCGGTATGACGAGACTGCCCGGGTCACTGACCGGGTCGCCAAGGCTACCAAGATATTCAACGCCGAGCTGAAGGAAGGTCGCATAACTGCAGCCCAGTATGCCAAGCAACTGGCTATGGTTACCAAGGGCATCGAGAACCAGGGCTACGCGACCAGTCGCGGGGCAGCCTCACAGCTCTCCTTCCAGAAGGTACTGGAGCGCACCCTCTTTGTCCTGAAGACCTACATCGCGGTGCTTGCCACCCGGGCGATGTATGAGTTCGTCACCGGTATCGTGGAAGCGCGACTGGCGATCGAGAAGATGGACGCCACCCTGATGGCATCGACCGGATCACTGGCTGCCACTAACGAGGCGCTCGAGTTTATCAAGCAGACCTCCGGTGAGCTGGGACTGGTCTTCAAAGACACTGCCATCCAGTATTCCAAGTTCATGGCCTCAACCCGGGGCAGTGCACTCGCAGAACAATCTCAGGACATCTTCAAGGGGTTCTCCACTGCAGCCGTTGCCCTGCGCTTGTCAGCAGCGGAGACCGAGGGTGTTTTCCGTGCCCTGACCCAGATGATCTCCAAGGGCAACGTGCAGGCGGAAGAACTCAGGGGTCAGTTGGGTGAGCGACTCCCGGGTGCCCTGAAGCTGGCAGCCGATTCTCTCGGGGTTACCACGGGCACCTTGAACGACATGCTGGAGCAGGGCGAAGTCCTCGCTGAAGACCTGCTGCCGCGCATGGCTCAACAACTTGAGACCATCTACGGCTCCGAGGCGCAGAAGGCTGCCGAGAGCATGCAGGGTCGCATCAATGGGATGAAGAACGCTTGGTTCGACTTCCAGGCTCAAGTCTCCCAGGGTACATTGGGCGATCTTGCCGGCGAGGGGGCTGACCTTATAGCGTATCTGGTAACAGGTGCCACTGAGGGTATGGCGATCGCCAGTGACGTTATTGATATGTTCCAGGCGAAGGTGCTTGGTGTAATACCGGCATTCGAGAAGCTTAATAAAGTACCACTGGGGGTCTTGATCGCCGAGCTTGGGCGGGCGGATACCGAATTAGCTGACCTGCAGAGACAACAGGCTGCAACCAACGATATCTTCGAGCAAGCTACCATTGCCGAGGCCATCGCTGACTGGATGGAATATCAGTTAGCCCTCACCACGGCGGCCCGTGCACAGAGCGACATCACGGTAGCCATAGAGGACACTGATCTTGCCCTGCGGAAAGCCAGCAACGCACTGACCGCCCAGATTAACAAGTACGACCCCCTGTACGACGCCACCGTTAAATATGAGAAGGAACTGGCCGTTGTCAATGCGGCCATCCGTGAAGGGGCTGCATCCGAAGAAGTATTGCTCGCTGAACTCGTCAAGGTCACCGAGCGGTACCAGATCGCCAAAGACAAGGCGATGGGACTTGGGGATGCCAACCGCAAGCAGGCCGCCGAGGCTCGCAAGGAAGCGGCTGCGCTTAAGGCCGCCGAGCGGGAACAGCAGAAGAAGATCCGGGCAGACGAGGCTGCGCAGAAAGCTATCGAGCGCGAGGCTCAGGCACTGGAGACCTTGCTCAACAGTCTCGATCCGGCTCGTGCAGCAGCCAGTTTGTTGTTCGACCAGACTGAACAACTCAACACGGCGTTCGATGAAGGGTCGCTGTCCGCAACGGATTACTATGCGGCCATAGCTCAATCGAAGGAGAAGTTCGACGCGGCCATGGTCAAGGCCGAGGGAGATGAGGCCAAGAACCCACTGGAAGGCTGGCAGAAGACGCTCGACGATATCGCCAACAAAGATACGATGTCGATTATCGCCGAGCAGGCGGTCAATAGCATTAACAGCCTCGCCACCAGCCTAGTGGATCTCGCGATCACGGGCGAAGGCTCCATGGGTGACCTTGCGAAGTCCCTGGTTCGTGCTATTGCGATTGAGCTTGTCGCCAAGTCCATCTCCGAGGTTGCACTGGCTGCCGTCTCAGCGGCCCGTTATGACCCAGCCGGGGTAGCCCTTCACCTCGAGGCCGCTGCCCAGACAGGTGCTGCTGCAGCCGCGGTGACAGCCCTTGCTGCCAGCTTCAAGATGGGTGGCGTAGCGGGTCAGGATGAGCGCAACGTGAGAGCCGTGCCGGCCTCAGCCTTCTTCGGTGCTAATGAGGTGCCGGCGGTCTTGCATCGCGGTGAGGAAGTCATCACACCGAGCGATCCCCGCCACATCAAGAACCATGGCAGCCGGAATGGTGAGGTCGCGTTGAACGTGGACATTGAAGTGATCAACAACGGTACCCCTGTGGACGCCACCGTGGTCACCCGGGAAAATCAGAATGGGGATCGGATGGTACAAGTCATTCTCAACGAGGTGGCGCAGGACATTGTGAAGAACGGCGTAGTGGGTCGGTCCATCGACCGGTCGCGTGGCACCAAGCAACAGGGAGCATTTAGATAATGGCTGATCCATGGCCGCCGAGCCTACCACAAGCACCGGAACCGACCGGGTATGTGAACATTGAGCGGGGTAATGTTATCAGTTCACCTATGGGGTATGGTCCTGCCAAGCTCCGTCAGCGTAGCACCCAGGCGCTGCGGGATGTCACGATGCACTTCTTCCTGGAGAGCACAGGCAGCCAGGATGTCAACGACCCGATGTGGACGCTGGATAACTTTTATACAAACACACTGGAACGAGTTCTTGAATTCGACTGGATAGACCATCGCACCGGTAACCCCGCGACCTATCGCTTCAAGGCACCGCCCTCGATATCACCGTATGGGACGGCACTCTACTGGGACGTTACACTGGAATTGGAGATCATCGGATAATGGCAAAGAACCTATCACAGTTAACAGTGCTCACTGTTCCCGAGACGACTGATTTGGCGTATCTCGTTCGCCCGTCAGACTCAGACTCCACGGCAGATAAGCAGATAACGGTAGCTAACTTGTTTGATGGGATTAGGGCATATGGTCAATTATATCTGGAGTTGGGGGTTGACCCTACTGAAGCTATAACCACCACCACTGAAATTATCGTAGATTATAATCAGGTTGGTATAACCAAGGGGATGAGCGTAGATGCCGGTACCGGGGTTATTACGGTAGGCGCATCTACACTCGCCGGGGTGGCAAATGTAACGGCTTCTATTTCACTGGAGGCCAGCGCTAACGCAATTTACGGACTGGCAATTTACAAAAACAACCAGATAACCCCACTGGCCGCCATGCTGGATTTAGAAAATAACGCTACTAATGGCGGCACAGTTTCCTTGGTGGGAATACTGTCTTTCGCCGCAAACGATACCTTCGATCTACGCATCTGGGTAGCTGCTGGCACAAGTACCATAACTTTCTTGGCACTTTCCTTTAGCGTAGCGAAAACCTAATGCCACGCAACTTACCTCCCGCCGCATTGGCCGCGATGATGGCACCCGAGACGACGCTCGCTACATTGTACCTGTTGACTATCACCACCACGATCAGCGGGGTGCTCTACTATACGAACAACGCGACGGACATCACCTCCACCCTGGGCGGCGCTATCCCCGCCACGGTGTTCCTGCATCTCCCCTTTGACATTATCCTTGCGCCGAATGAAGAGGGTAAGGTCACAGGTGCGCAACTCAGTATCGATAACGTGGAGCGCCGATTGATCGATGACATCCGTCGCGAACCCAACGCCCTGCCCGTGCGGGTGGACATCGTATCCACCCTGGATGTCGACGAGGTGATCGCCTCCTTTCCCGACACGGTAATGCGCAACGTGGCTTACAATGAACTCACTATCAGCGGGGAGCTGGTTACTGAAAACTTGATGATTGAGAACTTCAGCAAGCTCATGACGGGTAAGGACTACCCGGCGTTGTTCGTGACGAGGTGAGCATGTTGTTACCTGACTGGACGACTCGCTACCTCTCCATCACCTACGAGGAGCTTGACTGCTGGGAACTGGTCAATCGCGTGTACCATGACCGGTACGGGCTTGACATTGGCGACATCGGTGATCAGGTGGATATGATCAAGATTGGCGACTGGCGGGATGTACTCGAAGAGAAGACACCCTCGATTGAAGGGGATATTCTGCTGTTCAAATCGTCGCCCGTAAATCGCCATGTAGCCCTGTTCCTGTGCGACACCTACATGCTTCATTCCAATAAGGGTACCGGAGTCGT